AAACCATCGCTAAACACGAACTAAAGGAAGACAATGAAATATATAATGGTAATCCTATGTGCCCTAGTATTAACTGCTTGTAGCATAAAAGAACCTAGAATTTCAGTCGGCAAGAAATGTGCTGTTAAGGAAGACAAAGTTGTTTATTCATATGTATGGTTATATGATAAAGAAGTTGGCTTACCAGCAGACAAGCAATCTTGTGACGCAATGAAGTAGTGCTTGACAAATAGTCAAAGTGTGATATAATATATTAATAAAGTGAGGTAAATTATGTCCGAAGATACAAAAGAAACAGATAAGACCTGGGAGAATGAATCTAGCAGAGATTTAAGTCCTATGGTTCGTATATCAGTAAAAGAATATGACGAGTTAAGAGATAGGGCAAAGTATATAACTGACCCTAGTTTAATTTCATTAATAGATAAGTTAGAGTTTTTTGTAAAAGAGTTGCGAAAACATATTGTTAGAAAACTATAATGTTAATGAACTCAAAGAAGTTTGGCCTTATCATAGAAGGTATTGTAAAAGAGAAAAAGATACCTTATATGGATGCCGTATTGCAATATTGTGAAGACAATGATATTGATACAGCAACAATAGGACCACTAATCAATAAATCACTAAAAGAAAAAATTAAGATTGAGGCAGAGAAGTTGAACTTGGTTGAAAAAACAAGTACAGCAATCTTACCTATATGACCAGTTATGAAGTATATAATTTATATCTTGCTATTAAGCTACATTTCACTTCCGATACTTATGATTATTTTAAGCATAATGCCAAAGTAAATAGTAGTATGAATACCTTTTTAAAACGAAACGATAGATTCTTTTTTCACAAGTTAAATACTAAATATACAAAGGAAGAGATAATAGACTATTTTATATCTAATTTCTTTGCAAGTAGCAAGACATGGATAGGTAATCTAATAAGAGCAGATGGCGAAACCACTTACAACAAGTTTAAAAAGTATCAACAATCATTTAAGTATAGTTTTAGGAACGATTGCGTATCTGTTAATAATGATGTTGTTTCTAATAATATTCACTTTGATGATATGTTCAGCGTGGTTGATGGACAACATCCTAGATTGCTACGACTATTGCTTTCGGGAAAAATCGCAGTACAATCGTTCATCATTTTTGATCAGATCCTATCTTTCAGTAAAAGATGGGATAAAGAAATTAAAGAAACGATTATCTGGCCTGAAAAGTCCTTCAAACTTAAAAAACTAAAACCATTTATTAGATTCAATCTAACAGAAGCAAAATTTATAATGAAAGATGTATTTGTATGAGCGAGCAAAAACTAACCGAAGAACAAGTAAGAGAAGAATATAGACAACAGCGTAAAGATAAGACATTTGCTGCTTGTTGGCCTGCTAATAATGATAGTTTCTATGAATGGTGTTCAGGCTACCTAGACTATCAACACATAACAAAAAAGAATAGAAAGAAAAATAAGTGAGGTTTCCTACGGCCGAAGAGCGATGGCCTAGACAAGGTATTGTAATGACTAAAAGAGTATTCATAATAGGTAATGGTGAAAGTCGTAAAGATTTTGACTTGACTCAATTAAGAAAGCATGGTAAGATATATGCTTGTAATGCCTTTTATAGAGATAATCCTCTACCAGATGTACTGGTTGCAGTAGATAGCACAATGACCCACGAAATATACCATAAGGGTATTGCTCATAAAATACCATGTTATTTTAGAGAGTGGACTAAATGTCCTAACTTCATGTATCAGACTATGAAGGCTGGGTTTCTATCTACACAAGGCAAGAGTAAAGAGGATAAGTTTATAACAAATGGCGATAGTGCATTGCCTATTGGCGATGAATTTGTTATGAACTCACATACAATCAAAGGCGAGGCGACTATATTAAGAGAAGACGGCACGAAGTATAAGAAGATGATAGACAATACACACATCTATAACTCATGGATAACACCAGGCGATAAGACACAAGAATGGGAAGACCCAGGTTATCACGCAGGTGCAACAGCAGGTCATATCGCTTGTAAGTATGAGAATCCTAATGAAGTCTATCTCATAGGTATGGATTTAAGAAGTGATACAAAATACTACAATAACATCTACAAGGGTCAGAAAAACTACTCATCAGCACATTATGAACCATCGCCGACAGGCATATGGGAATCAGAATGGTTGCAAGTTATGAAAGACAACCGATGGGTGAAGTTTTATAAAGTCAATAAATCAGATGACGATAAACCCACTAATCAAAAACTACTAGGAGATGAGAAGAATTTAGAGTATATCACACAAGCACAGCTGCTTGACTTGTTAGAACAAAAGTGATATAATTGCTAAATGAATGACAAAAAGTGTATAAATAATATTATATTTACAATTAAATATACATTAATACATACAACAATACATACAAGGAGATATATACAATGTCAAGTGCATTAGAAGCCCTAAAAAAGTCAAAGTCTAATTTTGACGCTCTAACAAAGAAGTTAGAAAATACAATCGAACAACCAGAAAAGAAAAACAAATACCAAGACGATAGGTTATGGAAACCTGAACTAGATAAATCAGGTAATGGTTACGCTGTAATCAGATTTTTACCTGCTGTAGAAGGTGAAGATATGCCATGGCAAAGAGTCTGGCACCATGCGTTTCAAGGACCAGGTGGTCAATGGTATATTGAGAACTCTTTAACTACACTAAACAAAAAGGATCCTGTTAGTGAAGAAAACACAAGGTTGTGGAATACAGGCATAGAAGCCGATAAAGAAATTGCAAGAAAGAGAAAAAGAAAATTACAATATTATTCTAATATCTTTGTTGTAAGTGATCCTAAACATCCAGAGAATGAAGGCAAAGTATTCTTATTCAAGTTTGGTAAAAAGATATTTGATAAGATTACCGAAGCAATGAATCCTGCTTTTGAAGATGAAAAGGCAGTTAACCCATTTGATTTTTGGGAAGGTGCAAACTTTAAACTAAAGATCAGAAAGGTTGACGGCTATTGGAATTATGATAAATCAGAATTTGAGCCAATCAGTAAGTTAAAAGATACTGACGAGGAGATACAAAAGATATGGTCTTCTCAATATGCTCTAAAACCCTTCATTGATCCTAGTAATTTTAAGTCTTATGACGAACTCAAAGAGAAACTGAATAAGACTCTTACAGGACAAAGAAGCACGGAATCTGTTGCAGATATTGATCTCCCACCTGCTAGTGATAGCATACCAGTATCTAACGGATCTGTGGAGAAAGTTGAATCGTCTAACGACAGCGATGACCTGTCGTATTTTAGTAAATTAGCTGAAGACGATTCGTAATCTATCTCTCTCACTTTCTCAATATGGGGTGCCTTCGGGCACCCTACTTTATCATGTTATACGAACTCAACAAAACATATCACAAGAAATTTGAAGATGTAAAGTTTGACAACCTAGACGAGGTGTCATTACTCAAAGCATTTCTAAATGGTAGCACTATATCAAGGTTTATAGAGTTATGGTTAGCAAGAAACTATGACAAACTTATGGACAGCGATACGGTAGAATATGACCTATGGGACTTTGAAAAGAAACGAAAAGTAGAAGTAAAAAGTTTTACAAAAGGTGGTTGCAATTTCATGCCTAGTTATATGATAGGTGCAGGTAGAAAACTAGAAGAGGAAAAAGCATACGAGTATATTGACGGCAAGATATTTTGTATCGTAGATATTATAGACTACCCTAACATATATTATAAGTTTGTAGAAGGCACATCACTACAATTTGATTACCCTAAATTTAAAATACCATTTAAAGATAGAAGACAATTTTTAAAAAGTCTTTAGTGTATCTTCGGTAAGTATTACAAACTTCATATTTCGTTTATGACACCATGCGTAGGCCGTAGACCATTTACGCCTATTTCTTTCATAAGTCAATAGTGCATTTCTATAAGTCTTTGTAATACGCAAAGGTTTTTTAGGTTTGCGTGTTTGTGCTTTAGGTTTGATTTCAATTAGAAACTTTTTGTAAGTGCCATTGTTTTGCCTTACTTTCATAAAGAAGTCAGGAAAGTATCTATGTGGTTTGTTATCAATTGAGCGATACCATATCGCTATTTCTTCACTACCCCACTCTATCACATCCTTGGTTCTATCACAATATTGACAAAACCTCTTTTCCCAGCTGCTACGACAGATTATGTTTTTAGCGTCACCCTTATATTTTGCAGGGTTCATAGGTGTATATTTTGATTGATATGGTCGCTTATCTATATTCTTAAACTTAACAAACTTCTTCATAAATCTATTTATTATACACATAAATAGTAGTATGGCAAGCGTATTTGATAGAATCAAAGTAAGAGCAGGCGATACAGATAGGTCTGCTACCTGGTATAGATCACAAGTAAATAGAATTGCTAGTGGTAAGACAGCAGGTCAATTGTTTAGAGAAGGCAAACTACAAGCAAGACCTAGTGTAGGGCGTCTAAATCTATTTGGGTATAATCCTAAATTAAGAGCAAAACTGCCTTACTATGATATATTCCCACTTGTATTACCTTTAGAACCAATCAAAGGTGGTTTTATGGGTATGAACTTTCACTATCTGCCACCTCTATTAAGATTTAGATTGTTAGAGCGTATGCAGGCAAGAGCAAGTGATAGAAGATTTGATAGTAATACAAAGTTTGAAGTCAATTATGATGATGTAAAAAGTATAAAGATTGTAAAACCAACAATCAAAAAATATCTATACGCATATTGTCAAACAGGTTTTTTAAGAATAAATGCTGATGACGCTGCTGTCGCAATTTATTTACCTGTTCAAAGATTTAAAAAGGCGCCTGAGGCGACCGTATATGCAGATAGTAGGAAATTTCTATAATGAGTGTAATAAGTGTAGGTAAAAGAATAGGCGATTTAGATATACGATTAGGTATACCACCTAGTAGAGAACAATTTAGTGTTAGAGAAACCAATCGTAGAATATCTGCTAACAATGTTTCATCTAATTACAATTCAGTTTATAATGTCTTTAGATCAGGCATGACACAGGCAGGTGGGTTTGCAAGACCTACAAACTTTATTGTGACCATTGATGGTCCTAAAGGTCTGTTAAGAGAACAACAAGTATATCCTGATATAGACGCATTAGAACAAACTGCTAGATTAAGAAGATCAGCAGAATTATCAAATGCAATCAAAACAGCAATGAAATATCGTATGGATTTATTTTGTTCAAATGTTTCAATGCCAGGTAAAACTATTACAGATGATGTAAATGAAACCTTTTATGGGCCAAGTAGAAAGATTGCTAAGAATGTAAGTTTTGAAGAAATAACATTAGAGTTTTATACAAGTGTTAATTTTGAAGAACGATTATTTTTTGAAGCATGGCAGAATATGATTGTTGATCCTATATCTCACAATGTAGGTTATTATGATGACTATGCTAAAGATTGTATGATAACAATTACACCACTAACTAAAACATTTACAGCAGCACTTGCTAACTTTGAACCAACAGGTGACGCAGGATTAGATAGACAACAATTAAGACAATCACTAGGTGATCAATCAGGTCAATCAGCATTTCAAGTGCAATGTTATGAAGCATGGCCAAAGGCAATTGCTGCTACACCATTATCATATGACGCTGCTAATCAGATAATTAAAACAAGTGTGACCTTTGCATTTAGACATTATGCTACAACAGCATGGAATTTCTTGGCTGCAAATAATGCTGAAGAATTTACAACATTAAATAGAAACGAATATAGAACTAATACTACTGCTATACAAGGTAACTTTTTAGATAACCTACCTTTTGGTATAGGTAATGAAATAGGTAGAGCAGGTAGACAAGTCTATGAAACGATAAGAAGAAATTTGCCTATTGGGCGAGTGACGGGTGGTCGTGTGTTCCCGAAAGGTCTACCAGACCCTAAAATCATACGAGATTTATTTTATTAATAAAGGAGTTAAATAATGAGTTTATCATTTATCAAGGTGCCTGAATATGATTTGACTTTATCAAATAACAATGTGGTTAAGTATAGACCATTTTTGATAAAAGAAGAAAAAGTATTATTGATGGCCGTTGAAAGTAGAGATGAGGCCGAGATGAACAATGCTTTAATTAATATTGTTCAATCTTGCACAATCTCAAAAATAGATGTGACGAAGTTACCAGTATATGATTTTGAATATCTATGGTTAAATATTAGAGGTAAGTCTGTTGGTGAACAAATAGATTTAAAACTAAAATGTCCTGATGACGACAAACAGACCGTAGATTATAGTTTGAAAATAGATGATGTAAAACCTGATCTCAATAAAAAGTTTGAGAGAAAGATTGAATTTCAAAAAGACTATGGTGTAATTATGAAAGTGCCAACCATAAAACATATATCTAATAAGAAGACATTATTAGATTTAAGTTATGGCCTGGTAAGAGATTGCATTGATCAAATTTATAGTGGTGATGAGGTGTTTGAGTCTGCTGATCTATCTCAAAAAGAATTAGATGAGTATGTAAATCACCTTACAACAAGACAATTCAATATGATACGAAAGTATTTTGAATCGTTGCCTGTTGTATCACACCTGATTAAGTATAAGAATCCTAAATCAGGTAAAGACTTTACGCTAACACTACAAGGGGCGTCTGATTTTTTTCGGTAACCCTCTTGCATGAAAGCCTAGAGTCTTATTATAGAACTAACTTTGCTTTAATGCAATACCATAAGTATTCATTGAATGAGTTAGAAGATATGATACCATGGGAGAGGGAGATATATGTTGAAATGTTAATGCAACATATAAAAGAAGAAAACGAGAAAATAAGAGAGAAACAAAGAGGGAAATAATTATGTGGTTTAAAAATATGTTCAGTAAAGGCTGGCAAGAATTTAAGTATGGCATAAGAATGCTATGGCATTTCATTGAGATAGAGATACCTGAACTTATGTCTAACTGGAGATTAATACCTAGACTTATGATGGTCGCTTATGGGTGGGCATTTTACGAAGTCATTACATGGTTTATGGCACTAGACAATCCTAACAATGCACAGGCAGGGTTAGTTTCAGTAGTCGTTGGTGCTGGTGCAGGTTGGTTTGCAATCTATGTAAATGGTAAAGCAACTAAAATTAAGAATAAAGACTAATGGCAGAGCAAGAAGTAAAATTTAGAAAACCTAGTGTAAATTTTGAGGCCATCTTACAAAAGCAAAGGCAGATGGAAGATGATGAGAAGTTTGCTATATCTGATTCATTACAAACATTTATTGATGAAACAAGTAAGCAAGCTGGTTATCAGAACCAAGAGAAATTAGATAAGGCAGGTATAAGACAAGAGGTAATCAACTTTGTTGATAACTACACTATCACTAATTTAGATGGCCTAAAAGGTGCAGATTATGATGAGGCATTACAGACGCAGAAATCAACTGAAAAACAGATTGAAGAAATTGAAAAGACAGGTCAATTAAATGACGCTGAATTAGAATACATTAAGGCGACCGTAGGTCAAACTAATCAAAAATTAGGTGAGATATTAGGTATATCAACTAGATTGAAACTTGCATTTAGAGAT